CACACCCTCGTGCATGATTGATGCAACCGTGTGATTTTCAAAGGTCTTGTACTCCTTGCCCGTTGTATCGTAGGCTACCAGATGGAATTGATCGTCTGGCAATTCAGATATGATAACATAGTACTTATCTTTCTCTAAGGTCATCATTGTATCTATGTCTTTCTTTTTCATTTCTTTAACCACTCCATAGGTATTGATCCTTCTGCCCATCTATAGTCATTCTTAAGACACCAATCAGCATAGGTAGTTTTACTTCCTTTATAGATTCTATTCCTAGCGTTCATAAACACCATACGTATATCTAACTTCTTGTGTTGTTGTTTGATCAAAGCCATCTTAACTCTGTCTGCTTTATCAAACTCCCCCTTAGCTTCGATGTATATACCCGTAGCAGGAATGTAAAAGTCAGGAGTGTAGGTACGTATCTTAGGCACAAATGTTATCTTGTATTTCTCGTACTCAAATTTTATTTTGTTATCTATAAGTTTCTTAGCCAACGCTAACTCAAACTTAGATCGATATCCTGCATTTTGTTTAGCCACTATGTTCTCCCCACTCGGATTTTCCAACTCAATGATTCTAGGCGTTTGTTTATATATCCTGCCATCTTCGGGGATTGTTTTTCTATTATAGTGAGTTCGTCTAGCAGGGGATATATCGGCACACATAAAATTTTTCCGTAGTTAAGGCTATAGTTAATTGTTTGAAACTCATTCTCTATCTTGACAATGTCTCTAGCTTCTGTCTCAGGAGTTACTGCACCATGCTCAGAGAAGTTATCTCGGAGTGTCAACGGTATACCTCTGTCATGTTGTCTAAGGAATGTTATATCCCTGCCACCACCAATACCCTTGTGAGACTCAATATACAAATGATACAAGTCCTCATTCAACTCAAGCAACTTGGTTTGATAGGTGTGTAAATATATTGCTGACATTATATTGCTTTCTTCTTTAGTACATCATACCATACTTTAGGTGGAGATTTAGCTTTGGATGTAACTTTATCGTGGAGTTGTGACTTAGACCAACAATGTGATCTATGACCACACATGCCACATATCTTAGGTAATACTTTGTTACCCGTTCTAATCTCCTCACCTTTAACTTTGTAAGTTTCAAACTCAGACTTAAATGGTTTTACAAACTTAGGGTCAGGGTCTAATAATCTTTTAACTCTCTTCTCAGCATCTGCCATGTAGAGTTTTCTATCTTCATCTTGCCAATCAGGTGCTTCAACAACAGCCACCTCACCACTAGACTTGTTAACAACTATCCATCCACCAAAAGGTAATCCCGTAGCTTCACCGTACAGATGCCCTTGCATAATGTACCCAAACGGATCATCCTCTTTTATTTTTTCATACCCACCATAACCTGTATACTTAAACTTAAACGCCCACTCACTAGCAGACTTTACATCCCATACTTTATCCACACCCATCTCATCTTTAAGTATAAGATCAAGTGTTCCTAATATCTTCTGCCCTGCTATATCTAGGCTGACTGCTTTTTGTTTCTCTACTATCTCTACATCTGCCTGCTCCATAATAAGGACAAGCACGGACTCAACAATATCCCCAAACAAAAAACGAAAGAAAGCATTGTAGTCCATATCCTCTACATGTTTTTCTCGCTCTAGGATTTGTTGGCAAATAGGTCTACCTAGACCTGACATACGTATTCTAAATTCTCTTCGACTATTTATCTGCTTGTCGATAGCATCTCTGCACTCGTTAGCAAAGTCCATAATAGCACTAGGGGAGATCGTGACTTCTCCCCTAGTAGCTTTTTGCATGTAGTCTTGGATTTTAAGCAGATTTAGCATTGAAATCAGCAGACAAGTCTTGTTCCTCACTAGGAGAAATGAGTTTCAAAGCTTCTCTGTTTTGAATTAAGACGTTCTCGTTGTGAGCCTTTACAGTCTCTGAGAAATCTTTCATCAATGCCTTATCTGTATCCGAGACTTGTACTTCCGAATGGAGAGTCGGAACGGGTACATAGTAAACAACTGAACCTGACTTGACTCTGCTAGTCGCTAACTTAATAACAACCTTTTGCATAATCTTCTTCTGTCTAGTTAAGCTATCTATGAAATCTCTGATTGGTCTAAAGCCTGATCGCTTGAAGTAAGATACGAAAGGCTTATCCTTTATATCTACCTTTGTGCCATCAGCCTTTGTGAAGTCACCTGTTATCTGCCCATATATAACTTGGTTACACACTGCAGAACGTGACTTTACTTTAAGTGGATCATCATCAGAAAGAATCTCTTCTTCTTTGATTGACAATCTACCACACTTGTTACCTGCCAATGTGTCAGGAAATTCTCCTGCTAAGGTAGGCTTCTGTACTGATTTGCAGGAGAAAGTTCCCTGCTCCATATCATACACACTCCACTCAAATGTACGTAAGATAGGTCTTATTAAAACTTCCTTAGAATAAATGAACTCACCATCTAAGAACATCTTCCACGAACCACGAGTCAAAGTGACACCGTCATCTGTCTCTGTGTCATAGTTAATGTTTAATCTTGGCAACCCAATATTAGAAGTTGTCTTCGCTTGACCTGTAAGTTCCATAAATTTAGCAGTATCATCATCACTAAACGCTGACACTAGCTGATCCATTTCGTTTCCAATTGTAGTCATTTCTGTATTTTCCATTTCGATTCCTTTAAGTTTATTTAAAATGTAACTAACCATACTGTTCTATCTCAGACAAGTCAAGCCAATTATTTCCTATTTTTAATTCTATTCCTATTGGCATGTCATATTCTAAGCCATACCTAGCTTTCGAGCCATCAGAAATAGATAACATAGCTTCAGATAACACCTTGATACACTGATCTTTTTCATCAGGATGTACGTCAAGTACTATTGAATCATGCACTGTGTTGCATATGACTGACTGCATTTTATTTTTTCTCATCACCTTATCTAGTTTGACTAAGGCAATAGGTAGCAAGTCAGCAGTTGCAAATCCTTGTACGGGGTAGTTACAGATAGCAGTTCTGTTCGTGGCTGCACCCCAATCAGTCCACTTAGCATCGGGGAAAGAATAGACACGACCTGATGGTAGCTTGATCTCTTTAGTCTTGACTGCTTCCTTTTCGAGTTCCTTGTGCCATTCGGTCACCTGCTCATACTTCTCTTTAAACGCTGTGTAGTAGGCTTGTTGTGCTGGAGTACCACTTACCCCACCGTAGAGAGGTTTGAACGTGTGTGCCTTTGCATCCTGCCTTGAACAGCCTATTATAGATGCAGTGTAGTTGTGAACGTCAGTTCCATCTAATACATCCTTGTAGGCTTGTGGGTCTTTAGCAAGAAACCCTGCAACTCTAAACTCCAACTGAGAGTAGTCACCCTCAAGTATGTAGCCACCGTCAAATCTACTCTCAACTATCTTACGTATAGCAAAGGTAGAACCACGTGGCATGTTTTGGAAGTTAGGATTACGACTAGATAGTCTACCCGTTGCAGTAACACATTGCATAAACTCAGGATGAATGAAGTTATCATCATCAACATTGTTCTTCATACCTTCAACAAAGGTAGATAGGTAGGTGCGAATAGCATTGTATCTAGAGTAGGCTACACAAAACTCACGGGCATCACCACTTAGTTCTGTTGATCTGTCCTCAAGAGTTACTTTGTCAGTCTTAAACCCTGCAGATGCAGTGTCTTTTGGATTACGAGGTACAATCTTAAACCCTGCCACATCGTTAGTATTCATATACCTAGTACCCTTGCCCTTGCATGGCTTACATACTCTGAGTATTTTGCTAGGTTCTCCATTCTTGTTGACGGGTCTAACTCTGCCATGACCTAGACAACCTGCACATTGTTGACCTACAGTTTTATACACAATGTCAGTCATGTTCCTTACGTTACGAATAAAATCATTCTTCTTCATACGTCTACGTAGTTTAGGCTTGATGGTGTTACCCCTCATCTCCTGACCTAGATTAAATGTCATAGACCACAGAGGTTTGTCTTTTACCCTACGTGAATATAACAAAACACTCCGATCATCTGGACTAGATAGATTAATAGGAGTATCACCCATTGCTTGTCTAGCCATCGACTGCAGTTTTGTTTCCAAATAGGATAATTCCTTATTATATTCTTTCTCAATTTCATCAAGGGTATCCAAGTTTATTCTTAGTCCGTTCATCTCAATACGAGTAAGAACGTTTGTCATTTCAAGCGAAAGCTTTAGTGTCGGTACTAATGTCATTAAATAGTTCTCCAAATGTTGTGCCAAAGGCTTCAAGTTGTTTTACTGCCACTTCTTCTGTAGCAAGTACATCTGCTATACCATACTCTTGTACAATTTCATAGGGTATATCGTAAAATGTTTTACCATCTTTTAAATAAGGTGCAACCAAATCCTTTTCTTTTTGTGTAACACCATATCGTTTTGCAAGAGAGTCAAGACTAAGTGACCATCTACGTGCCTTAGCTAAGATATACTCAGCCACCATTGTATCATATACATGACCATCATAGGTAAAACCACATGCTCTTAGCCACGTAAGATCAAACTTAAAGTTCTGTCCTACTATGACATCAGCACTGTTCAAGGTATCCTGCATAGTTTCAAACCAACCATCTTCTACAAATGCTCGATTGTCAGAATGGGATACAAAGTCGTAGCCTACCTCATCTTCTCCTAGCCACTTGTACCCAATTGATACAAGAGTATTACCAAAGTAAGGCAGGGCAGTAGTGCCACCTGACTCCTTTGTCTTGTGTGTTGTCTCGACATCAAGTGTCAAGACGTTAAGTTTTTCTGCCATTATTTCTCCTATCTGTATGTATTGAATGACAATTAGCACAGAGTACTCTGCACTTTCTTACTTCCTTAAATAGATTAACTAGACTATGTAGAACCATGTGGCTAACTTGCATAGTCTTGTAACCTAGATGATCAAACTGTAGAGCAAGAGGATTGTCATTGTATCCACAAATGTGACAACCACACCTTACCTTTATATAGTTTAACCAATATCGTCTGCGTTTTGCTTTCGCATTTTTCTTGGGGTATTTATTTAACAACTACCTAGTACCAAGTAATACTAAGAACATTAAACCTAAGAACACACCTAAGAAACTACCTCCCGTTTGTGTTAATAAACCCCAAACACCTATCAGGCAAATAAAGAACCCCATTAGTAATACACCCCCCTATGTACATCTATCTGAGCATTGATCATACCATGCCACCCATTTATTTTATTTTTAGATATACAAATGTGTCTTACTATATTGTCAACTTCACTTGACCCCGTCTTACCAATACCTATGATTGCATCAGCTTCACCTGCCTTACCCGTTCTAGAATTGTCAAGCATAGAGTAGTCAATAAATTGACGATCATGTGCATCATAACTAGCCTGACTAACTGCCCATATAAGTAATTGATTTCGCTTGGCAATTTCTCTTGCAGACACGTAGGTTTCTTTTAATCTTTCGTCACCACGATTATACTGACCCCCCACACGAAACTTATCTAGCTGATCACAGAACATGATGTCAGGTTTATTAAGCTTGGCATAATCATCCATTTCTTCTACAGATGTACCGACTGAATCCATGATTGTCAGGTATGGTTCTATCTCAAAGTGGTAGCGTTCAAGCAACTTATCTTTCTGCATCACCATCTCTTCTTTTGTCAGTTCAAAATAAGATTGGATTATACGTAGCTTTATACGTTGGGCAGGTTCTTCGTTTGCCCAATAGGTAACTTTGAATTTTTGTTTAATGTAAGATGATGCAAGGAAACAACAAAAGGTAGTCTTACCTACTTCAGGTCTAGCAAATATTATCCCTAGATTACCCTTATCCATCCCTTTAACTTTTTCTTGGATAAGGTTGAATTGAAAAGGGAAATCGTTGTCACCTGCTTCCTCTTCAAGCAACTGAGCTAAGTCACTTTCTACTATATTGTAGGTAGTCTTGTCACTTATGCGACCATCTTCAACTGCATCAATGAGTCGTCTCAGTTCACCAAACTCTTCGTTCTCACCTGTAAATATCTCAAGTGCTTTCTCACCTATCTGCCTTGCTCTATCTCTAAGCCACAGATTGTTAACCAAGTCTAGGTGAAGTTCATCATTACCTGACACAACATCTTCTAGTTCAGAGATAACTTCTTGCACTCTGTTCCTAGCTGAGTCAGGCATGGCAGGATTTCTATCATTAAACACTCCTGCAAGTTCAGACTTAGTTATAGTCTTAGCGTACTTTGTGTGGGAATAAACTATTGTGTCAAAGATATCTTTTAGTTCCCTATCAAACATATCTCTATCTATTTTGTTCTTTACCTTTGCAAAGAAATCAACATCTAAACAAAATCCTAAGACTTGT